GCATCATGTATGCAATGTGCAAAGCTTGTTTCTAACTCAGGAGTATCACGCGTTGTCATGAGAATTCTTTCTAGGGCAAAACACCGTCAACCTGAGATTGTACTTGAGTACTACAGGAAGTGTAATATCGAGGTAACGATACTAGAGGATAAAAATTGACAGATAACTTACAGGACGTTCAACTTCACCTTATCGACAACGTTGATAAGGCACGCAAGTTCCTATCATGGCTTGGAGAACGTCGTCCTCACAACGCTATTGCGATCGACACTGAAACAGGTGAGCTTCCAGGTGGCGCAAGAGAACATGCACTATCTCCTTGGCACGGTCAACTAAGACTTGTACAGGTCGGAGACGGCAAGCAAGGTTGGGCAATTCCTTGGAAGGAATGGTCTGGAGTTTTCTATGAGGCGATGAGTAAGTTTGATGGTCCCATAGTTTGTCATAACATCGCGTTTGAGGCTCGTTGGTTTGATATTCAATCTGACTGGAAACTTCCATGGCATCGCGCGCACGACACAATGATTATGGCACACATAATTGATCCACTTGGATCCGGTGCATTAAAAAGATTAGCCGCGCTACACGTCGACGGACGTGCGGTAGCACTCCAGGAATCACTTGATATTGAACTTATTAAAAACGGATGGACGTGGGGCACGGTTCCAACTAACTTTCAACCTTACTGGGCGTACGGAGCACTTGATACTGTTCTTACGATGCGCATCTGGGAGATGTTTTATGAGAAGTGTGGTCCTGGAGGTCCGTATAACAAGGCGTATGAACTTGAGATGGCTGCACGTCGTATCGTTACCCGCATGGAGATCAACGGAGCAAAGATTGATCTCGATTACTCTAGACGTAAGTATGATGAGCTAACTGAGTACAGCGAGTCAGTAAAAAACTGGGCTAAGCAGACATACGGCGGTGTCTCAATATCAAGTAACATGCAACTTGTTCGTCTTTTTGAAAATCTTGGCGCCGAGATCACAGAGTTTACACCTACAGGCAACAAGGCGGTTACCAAGGACCAACTAAAACTTCTAACCATCACCGGAAACGATGAGGTTAAGAAGCTAGCCGAGGTTACACTAAAGCAACGCAAGGCAGATAAGCTTGCAAACACATATTTTCTAAACTTTATAAACGACAACGTAAATGGCTTTGTTCATCCTTCAGTAAAAACACTTGGCGCCCGCACAAGTCGCATGTCCATACAAAACCCAGCGCTGCAGACCTTGCCAAAGGGCGATGACACCGTTCGCACCGCGTTTATACCAAAGGATGAAGACCATGTTATCATCACATCAGACCTTGACCAGGTTGAGTTCAGAATGTTTGCCTCCTTGTCAAATGACCCAAACCTCATCTCACTCTTTAACCGTGCAGATGCAACAGGGTCAGATCCTTTCACTGAGATTGGCCGTGAAATATATAACGACCCATCAATGCAACGGTCAGACAAGCGTCGTAACCTCATCAAGGGAACTGTCTATGGACGACTTTATGGTGCGGGAGTTGCAAAGCAAGCCTTAACCGCAGGCGTTGCTGAAGGTCAGATGAGAACTGTGTCAGATTCACTTGACACACGCTTTCCTGGCATGGCAACATTTCAAAAACAAATTGAAGACGCGGGAATGCGTCGTCTTCGTGCAGAAGGACAAGGCTACGTCTACACGTGGACAGGTCGTAGGCTTCCCTGTGACGAGGATAGAGTTTATTCACTTTTGAATTACCTTATACAAGGAGGTGCGGCCGAGGTATTTAAGTCTAATTTAATTAAACTTGACCAGGCAGATCTAACCGAGCTTCTAATCGTTCCGGTGCACGATGAAATTGTTCTTAACGCACCGCGCAAGGACGCCGAGGAAATTAAGCGCATAGTTAAACAATGTATGACCACTACCGAAGGCTGGGCAGTTCCACTTACCGCTGGAATTGACGGACCACTAGAAAACTGGGGAGTAAAATACAGATGAGGATAGTTTTATCAGTAGATCCAGGTAAGGCAAGTGGTGTAGCATTGTTTGAGTACGACGGAGGCGAGCCTATACTACTTTCATCAGGTGAATATCAGATGAGAGACTACGCTAAGCCTATACGTGATGCGATCACATACTCGAGGGATAAAAAGGCAACCCTTGAGATAGTCTGTGAAAGATTTACCATAAACATGCAGACCGTCAAGAACTCGCAGGCGCCCTACTCGCTGGAGCAGATCGGGATATTGCGCCAAATCATGCTGGATAATGATATTGATCCTGAGTCGATAATCTTCCAGTCACCCTCCGACGCAAAGGGTATGTTTGCCAACGATAAGCTTAAGAAACTGGAATATTGGTACCGCGGAGGTGAGGGTCACGCCCTAGACGCGATAAGACACGGTCTTTTAAGGTTTGTAAAGACAGGATGGAAGCCAATGCGCCTGCTCCAATAAAAAAACCACTTACTAGGTCAGAATTTAATTACTTTTCTGCAGTTTCCTGTTAGTATGTATACATAACGACGAAAGGATCGCTCAGTTGCCAGTTAGCGTAGAGTTAAGCGAAAACAACAAGCATGTAGTTATCAATGCAGAGTGGCGCTTAAAGGAACTTTGTAAGAGTATCCCAGGTGCAAAGTGGGACTCTACAGCGATGGTTTGGAGCGTCCCTGCGAGCTGGGCAACGTGCCTCGCGCTACGGTCTACGTTTAAGAATGACCTTGTCATTGGCCCTAGGTTAACCGATTGGGCAGGTAACGAGCTTGCCAATAGAATTACCCCAGCCAACGAGTTACGTGACCTAGAGACCCTTGAGGATCCCTCAAATGAGGACCTATTCCCACACCAAAGAGCAGGTGTAAAGTTTTTGGCAACGGCAAAACGTGCCCTTCTTGCCGACGAGCCAGGTCTTGGAAAAACAGCCCAGGCGATACGTGCGCTAAAGCAACTACAGGACTCAGGAACTCCGGTATTTCCGGCGTTGATCGTCTGTCCAAACACGCTTAAGAAAAACTGGAAGCGCGAGTTTGACAAGTGGTGGCCTGGACTAGATATACAGATAATTAAGGGATCAGCAACCCAACGACGCAAGCAATTTGGTGAACCTGCGCAGATATTCATCATCAACTGGGAATCACTAAGAGGACACTCACGACTTGCACCATACGGATCAGTTGCACTTGCCCGCTGCACAGAGTGCGGAGGCCACGATGACAAGGTAACGGAAAATCGTTGCGAGGTTCACAAGAGAGAGCTAAATCAAATTGATTTTAAGGCAGTAGTTGCAGATGAAATTCACAGAAGTAAGGAACCTAAGTCTAAGGGTACTCGTGCGCTATGGGCTGCAACAGGTGACGCTGATATTAGATACGCACTTACTGGAACTCCGATCGCAAACAACGTATTAGATCTATGGTCAATTCTTCACTGGATAAGTCCTGAGGAGTGGCCAAGCAAGACACGCTGGATCGACCGCATGGTTAACACTATGATAAATGCGTTTGGTGGAATGATGGTTCTAGGTATAAAGCCTCACATGGAACCGGAGTTCTATGCCGCGTTAAATCCGAGAATGAGACGTATGTTAAAGGCAAAGGTACTTCCATGGTTACCTGAGATGATGTTTGAACGTCGTGACGTTGAGATGAGCACTAAGCAGAAGAAGGCTTATGACCAGATGCGTGACATGATGATCGCAGAGTTAGAGGGTGGCGAGGCACTTACCGCGCCTAGCGTACTTACACAGACGATAAGACTTCTACAGTTTGCAAGTTCATACGCCGAGATTGCGGCAAACGAAGAGACAGGCGAGATAAAGGCTGTACTTGCCGATCCTTCGTGTAAGGTTGATGCGCTTATGGACGACATAAAAAGTGGTGACTTTGGAAATGACTCAGTGGCTGTGTGTGCGGTATCACGCCAACTTATCTATCTTTTAAGTGCGGCGCTTACTAAGGAAAAGATCGAGCACGGACTTATAACAGGCGCACAAAACGAGGATGAACGTCAACAGGCGGTTGATGACTTTCAGGCAGGTAAGATTAAGTGGATCCTATTTACCGCACAGGCTGGTGGAGTTGGAATTACCTTAACTGCGGCAAGACGTTTAATCATGTTACAAAGACCTTGGTCACTTGTAGATCACCGACAGGCACTTGACCGTGTTCACCGTATCGGATCTGAGATTCATGACTCGATCATTGTTACAGACTATGTAACAGAGGGAACTATCGAGGAACGTGTTATCCAGGTACTTGAGACAAAGGCTGATAACTTTGAACAGATAGTTCGAGACAAGGATAAGTTACTTACACTACTAAAGGACGATAAGGCAGGAAACCTATGACCGAGCCAATACATATCTCAAACTCTGAGGTACAGACATACAAGGACTGCCGTCGCAAGTGGTGGTTAAGTTACTACAGACGCCTACAGCCAAAGTCAAAGCAGATGACAGGAGCACTTGCGCTTGGATCTCGTATTCACGAGGCGTTGGACATGTACTACTCAAAGGATATACCTTTACTTGAGGCACACTCGCAGTTAATTGACATCGACAAGAAAATTCTTGTTGAAAGTTATAGAGACACCTATGATCTTGAGTCAGAGGCTGAGCTTGGACGCATCATGCTTGAGGGTTACCTACAGTGGGTTGAGGAAAATGGAATTGACGCAGAGCTAGAGATGATATCTACCGAGGAAATTATCTCAATGCCATTACTTGATAACAGCGTGGTGTTACAGGGAAAGATCGATATGCGTGTTCGTCGCAAGGCTGACGGTGTGCGTATGTTTCGTGACTTTAAGACCGTCGGTGGATCATTTACAGACTTCTCAAGCATGGCACACATGAACGAGCAGATCCTTACTTACATGATGTTAGAGACAGCACAGAACAAGGAGGGTGAACGATCAGAAGGTGGAATCTTTACGATGCTTAAGAAGGTAAAGAGATCTGCCAACGCACGTCCGCCGTTCTACGAGCAACTTGAGGTACGACACAACGTATTTGCACTTAGATCATTTTGGCAAAGAATTCATGGAACACTTAGTGACATGTTAAATACACGTAAGGCACTTGATGAGGGAGGAGATCATCGCTTTGTTGCGTATCCTCGTCCTTCACGCGACTGCAAGTGGAAGTGCCAGTTCTTCACCATCTGTCCGATGTTTGACGATGGCAGTGCGGCTGAGGCTGCAATTGAGGACGCATTTGAGGTTTCTAATCCGTACGCATACTACGGAGTAGAAGAAGAAAAGAAAGGCAGTGCAGACTAATGCTACGCCAACTTACTAAAGAGATGAAAGGAAACAGTGATGTCTGACGTACAACGTTCGTTGACTATCATGGTTTACGGTGAATCAAAGGTTGGAAAATCAACCTTTGCCGTTACCGCACCGTATCCACGTCTCATGCTTGACGTTGAAGGTGGGCATAGATTCCTACCCATAACCGTAAAGTACTGGGACCCACTTAGAGAAGAACCACCGGTTGCCGACGGCACCTGGGACACAGTTGTAGTTAATGTTCGTGACTACGACGTAGTTCTTAAAACATTCCAGTGGTTACAAACTGGAAAACACCAGTTCAAGTCACTTATTATTGACTCAATATCTGAGCTTCAAGTAAAGTGCATGGACTCGATCGCAGGAACAGAACAGATGAAGATGCAACAATGGGGCGAGTTACTGCGTCACATGGGAGCTCTTCTACGCGATCTACGAGATCTTACAATGCACCCAACTCAACCACTAGAGGCGGTTGTATTAACAGCAATGGCACGTCCTGGTGCAGATGGTCGTTCACGTCCATACCTGCAAGGACAGCTTGCAATTCAAGCGCCATACTTCTATGATATTCTCGGCGCGGTCACTGTCGAGACAATGCCAAACCCAGATCCACTGCAACCTCCATACAAGGTTCGTCGTATGTACGTAGAACGTACGAACGAATACGAGGCAGGAGAACGAGTACAAGGTCGACTTGGAAAGATCGTCGAACAGGAAAACCTTGGAATCGAGCGCATGTTGGACATGGTGTTTGGTGCAAAAACAGATGCAACAACTACAGCGAAAGGAAAATAGCCAACAATGAGTACACTTAATTGGGGCGATTTAGTAAAAGACGCCGGTGAAGTATCGGCAGGATATGATCCACTACCGGATGGCGACTACGACCTAGTTGTAGTTGAAGCCACAGCAAAGGTATCACAGTCCTTCT